CTCCAGCATATGCAAGCAAAAGATTTTTAAATAATTGACTCTCCAAAAAGTTACTGCTCCATGTGATTCCACAATATTCAAATGCTTTCAATAAAACATCATAGCAGAATACCTGTGGAGGAATATGCTCAACTCCAAAGGTGTCCGGTGTAGGACGCGTGAACCCGTAATCAATCAAGCCGTAGTAATAGCCCCTACCCGTCCACCCCTGAGAGTCTTGATTGCTGGAAGGTGATCCATTCAATTGGATGATACCATTCCATGTATCTTGTTGATTAGCATAAGTCAAGACATGATCGTATTCTGAGAAGCCAAGCTCATTGACCTTAATCTTAGCCAACCTTGCAATGTAATCAATTGTGTCACTTACCAATGTAATATCAAAGGACCAAACTCCATCCAATAGTTTACAGCTCATCAACTGAGCAACTCCATTGAACTCAAGCAATCCATTCTGATAGTATTGTGCCTCAGCTTTTATGGATGGATCAAAGTCAATGAAATCAGAATCAGTTCCTTCAATTGCCTGTGTTGCTGATAAAGTGAACACACTTAGCATCAGAGCTGTGTTGCTCCTGGTGCCTGGCAATGTGATGGTCTTGGATTTATTTCCTTTCCTTGCATTCAAATCCTTTATATCATTGATGTTGAATGTCAATGGAAATGGAGCATCCTGGTCAATGTCAACCAGCCTCCCGTTTATAAATAATTCTCCAGCCATCAGTTTAGTTGTGATCTATATGTGAATGTCCTATCAATTGTCACTGTCTCTTGGATGAGACCATCTCTCCTCCTGTTCTTTTTTTGATAACTTGTATTTGTTACTTTTACTGGCTCAAATCCACTACCATAAGGAACCTCAAGATAGACAACTGGTGAATCATACAAAGAGTTGATCAGCCAATGTTGAACATCTTGATTTATCCAGTCTGAATTCAATGTCAATTTTTCAGTCTTAGTTTTAGCAAAGTTAATCATCTGACCAACATTAGTAGTGTATTCATAACTTGTATTATCCCAAACTCCAGGATCTCTTTGATAGCCATAACTTTGAATTGATGACTCTTCAATTGATACAAGGCTGAATGTGAATGAATCAAATACTCCATACTTATTCAACCAATGCAATCTGTAAGTATCATATCTCTTGCAATCCAAATCCATGTATATTACCAATGGTCCAACAAATGAAACACCTTGCACAGATACAGATACAGCATATCTATAGCAAGTATCAAAGTCTATCTGTGTGATAGTTGTATTGTTTATAATAACTTGTGGACCAACATTAATGATATTGAAATCTGTTGATGTTAATGTTATATAACCTGTAGCTATTGTATTGTTAGATATATCTAATAAATCAATATTAAGATCACATATTGCTACCCCACTCTGCTCAAAATATCCAAGATAGAAATTCTCATACATCCCACATAAAGCTCTCTTGCTTTTTGGAAAGTCAGTCAAGAATATTGCATCTTGAGTCATATTAGGATCATATATTGTATAGTCCCAGTTTATCCAGTTTTTATATTCAAGAGCTCCATTGAATGCTTTCAATGTTGTGCTTGTTACACTTGCTTGAATAATTGGTGTTGTGCCATATTTCTCAAACACTATGATAGCATATGTCACCATTGCATCCGTAGCATCAAAGTCAATATTTGTTGTTGGTGGCATATTTATCAACTCACTTTGAACTGCCTCAGATACATCAATCCTTCCCATTGTATTGAATTGCCTGAATACCTCTTGAGTCAATCTCAATGTTGAATCAATATATAACTCAACAACATAAGAGAAATTTGGTTGTGCAGTCTGATCACTACTAAATGTAAACACCAATGGATTTCCAGCTGGTGCAATTAGCTGTGGCTCATCATATAATGTTATTGCCATGTTTCTGTATTTTTATCAAATTTAATCTCAAACATCAATCCTGTTATCTCAGCCAAATCAAGAGCAATCTTATTCAAGACTTCATCTGTGATAACACTATCTGTTATGTTCTTTGGCTTGAGTCCTCTTTGCTTGATGTTTGAACTGACAGCATAAGCATGACTCATGTCAAGTCCTTTCCATTCACTGATAGCTTTTGCCATGTTGTGACTCACTCCAGGATAATTGAATGAGAATCTACTTCCAAAATTATTACTACCAACAGCATTCACTCCCTCATCCACAAACGGATAATAATCATCTGCCTCAAGTCTGAATGACAGCTTTCCATTAGGAACTGGAATGATTGATGCTGCTAATGCTCCAGTATTACTGGCAACTCTCTTTGTGTAATCTCTAAACTCCTTTGCAAGTTGATTAGATATATCAATCAAGAATCTATCATATACACTTGCTGGCTGTTCTGCCTGTTGAGTTGTGATCCCAAAGTCATCAAGAAAATCAAGATCTGCCATTACTTAATATGCGTTTATGTTCTTTTTCATCACACAGTTTAAAGTAATTCACCCAGAATAAAGTTTTCACATAAGGCTGTTGTGTAACTTTGTCCACACTGATTCCCATTTCTTTGGATAATCTATGGATGATAGAGGTCCAATTAAACCATTCTGAATCTTCAAGTCCTGTTCTATCTTCATCATCTCCATCCTCTGTCTGGCCATCTGAATCCCTAAGATAGCGAGCTTCCGTTTCTCTGATAAGTCCAAAAAAAAACTGAAGAAATTTAAAAACTCATCACCAGGGAAATGATCCTTGAATACTTTATATCTCTTCTCATTAGGATTCAACACTCTTCCTCTGTCATCTTCCTGGTAATATTCCATGCCTCTCTCAACATACATGATTGCCAATGCTTGACATGGATCTTGGCTGATATCTTCAATCAGTTTCAAGTCAATGATCTGACCAGTTGACACATGACCAAAGGTTTTCTCAAATCTATATTCTTGACCTTGAATGGTAATATATTCCTTTGGCTCTTGATAGTGATAAGATGTCAACAACTTAAGCATATGAGATGATGCTTCTTGAATGCTATCAACATCTGCTCTCTTGATCTTGCTGATTGACTCACCAGAGAATAAACTTAACAACTGACATTGAAAGATTAAGAATTGTGTAATGTCATCCTTATTGTCTTTCATAGCCTCAGCCATCATCAACCATCTTGTCATCTGTTCTGGTGTGCAGTTTTCTAATGATGTTGGTAAGTTTATCTGTAATTGTTTCATACTCTCAATGCCATATATCTACCACGATTATTATACTCCTTTCTGCTATGCCATGCTAATGCTGTGGATATTACTCCATCATCATGCAATCCAGATGGTGCAGAATAAGTCACTGATCTGGTATTCGGATTGTAAATATAGGAATAATTTTCAAGCTCATCAATCAACCATTGCTCATTGATAATTGTGATAGCTGATTGTTCAAATGCCACAGCCAAGTCCTCAATGATGATTGGCTTTGTCTTTGAGCTTGTAACAAATGGATGGATCATATTTCTGCACCTGGACTGGAGCATCTCATAAAAGACATCACCTTGATTATTGACCTCAACCAATGTGGTTGCATTGTATTGCTTTATCAACTCAGCTACCTTCTCAATGATCTTGCTCCACTCATCATGCCTCCATCTGTGAGCAGTGACCATCTGACCATCCTGGTTGATGATAGTCAACACAGTGTAGTCATCAGCTCTTCCAATGTCAAGACCTCCATACATCTTTGCAGTCTTGGCTCCTGTGCCAATGCATTGATTGATGTTCCTGAATATACCAGATGCATTATCAATGAACTCAGCTAAATATTCCTGTCTGAATACAAAGTCTGGCAATGATCTCTTTCTCTCATCCAACTCTCTTGGATCAATCATTGGATTATCATAGGATGTGAAATGAAAGTAAGCATATCTATCATCATAGTTTGGTTGCATACACAGTCTATGGAAATGATTCTTACCTTTTGGTGTTGATATGAATATGATCTTCTTTCCTTTGACCAGGACTGTTGCACTCAAGACCTCATCCCAAAGCTCTGGTCTTGTGAAGGCCATCTCATCCACAACCATATAGTCAAAGGTATTGCCTCGGATGTTATCTGGTCTCTCACCGGAAAAGAATTCAATGGTTGATCCAAAGCCAGTTATCATCAGATCAGATCTGTTGAATGAGAATAATCCACTTGCTGATGTGGCTCTCTCCATCTCAGAGAATACTTTCTTGCCTTGCTTATAAACTGGAGTAACCCAGGCAATCTTGCATCCTTTATCATTGATGGCCCACCAAAGCAATTGGTTGATTCCAAGCATGGTCTTGCCAAACTGCCTCCCAATGTTCAG